AGCGGCCTCATCCAGGGCCTCCTTCACGCCCCGGATGCGCCGGTCCAGCTCGCCGGGCTCGAAGACGCGCCCGGCGAACTCGCTGCGCACCAGCTCAGCCGCCTTCGCCGGCAACCGCGCCTCGGCCAGCCGGGCCTCCAGCAGCACGCCGCAGCGCTCGCGCCTCGCCTCCTCCAGCAGCTGGCGCACCTCATCCGCGCCGTCAGTTTCAGCGGAGCGCCCCTCGCCGCCGCTGTCCTCAGACCCGCCGGACGCATCGCTATCCTGCGCCGATGAGTCCAGCTCCCGCGCCAGCGCTTCCAGCGCCTCCGCAAGCGCAGGATGCCTGGACGCCAGCTCCTCTGCCGTCAGGTCCTCTGCATTTTCTACAGTCGCCTCGACCAGCCTCCACAGGGCCGGCCGGGCTTTGATGTCCTCAAGTGTCAAGTTCATCTTTACCTCCCGGTATGAGGTCCACCACGGATCCACCGCGGCGGACTCGAAGAGCCGGCCGCCAGCGGCCGGCTGCACCACGATATCCACGCTGTTTCCGGGGTCGGCGATAAGCGCCTCCACTTCCCGGATCAGCTGCCCGTTCTCGCGGACCACGCGGGGTTTGGCAGCCAGATCGATGGACACACCGATCAGCTCGCCCGCCTCGCGCGCCGAGCGCAGCACGGGCAGGTAATGCTCGAACACGTGCAGGTCTCCCCGCACCGCGCCGTCTGAGTAGCGCACATTGCGCCATGTGCCTGCCAGGTTGCGCGGGTCGCTTCGCCCGGTGAGATCTCCCGAGCGGTAGTGCCCGCTTCTGGCCGGCAGTCCTTCCATGATGTGGCAGTCGCGCGCCAGCACCTCCTCGCGGTAGCGGTTCCGGTTCCGGCTCAGGCCCGCGCGGATCAGCACCGCGCCGGGCACGATGCGCTGCTCCTCGTCGAATGCGGCGGCCTCGATCGCCGCCGCCTCCCGGATCGTCACAATCTCCGTCACTGCTCTTCCTCCATCGCCGGGAGCTCAGGCGGCCGCCATGCCGCATAGACGGCCGCCTGGTCCCGCCTGCGCTCCCCGGCGATCAAATCGTCCAGATTGTCCGGCACCGGCACGCCGGCCGCGTTGTGCACCAGCTGCCGGGCCGTCTCCCGCGACATCAGGTCTCCTGCCATCGCCAGCTGCGCCGCCTGCACCATGCGCAGCGTCGCGTCCGCTGTGCGGGTGTTGTCGCTGCGCGACAGATCGGGCGCGGCGATGTCCACGGCCTCGATCTCATCCGGCGCCGCCCGCACCATGCCGGCTGCGGCCAGCAGATACCCCTGGATCTGCAGCAGCGGCCGGACCACTCCGTCGAACCACTGCGTCTGCAGCACCTCCAGGTCCCGGATCACCGGCTCGGAGGCGCTGTCCGCGGTCGTGCGGTTCACATCGTCGGAGGCCCCCACCCAGTGCTCGGGGAAGCCGGCGCCAAGCGCTACGTATTTGAGCACCGCCAGGTAGTCGCTGCGGGCATCGCTTGCGTGCATCGAGGGCACCACGGCTTCCCAGGACTCGCTTTCGTTGACCACCTGCACGCTGCCCGGGCGCGGAGGGCTCTGGCCGATCTCCATCGCGCGCCGTGCCACGTCCGCCTCGCTGCCGCTGACGCGCACCTGCCAGATGAACGCCTTGGTCAGGCTGTTCAACATCATGCGGTCGTTCAGAAATTGCTCGGCCCGGTAAATCCAGTAAAACATCGTCTCGAGCACGCTGCGCCCGCGCCCCACCATACCGGCCTGAAGCGGGAAGTAGAGCAGCCAGCGCGTGCCCGGATCCGGCATATCCCCCCGGCGGAGAGCCTCAAGAACGGGCGGCGAATTCAGAATCATCCACTCCCGGTCCCCGTCCGGCCGGGACTCGGTCACGCTCGTGGCGATCCGCGCATTCTCCGGGTCGGTCGAGACCGCGCTGATCTGCGTGGGGTGGAGGTACCCGATCCGCATCCGCCCCGTCTGCGGCGCGATGAATGCCGGCAGAAACAGCTCGCCAAGGGCGAGCCACTCCCGGCACAGCCGCACGTAGTCGCGCTCGAGCCCGTTCACCGGATCGCGCCAGAACGCCGCCAGCTCCTCGTGCAGCTCCTGATTCGGGCTGGAAAACTGCAGCACGCTGCCGCAGATGTGGGCCGCCATGGTCCGGATGATCTTCAACGCCAGCGGGCTCGTGCCGGTGAAGTGCATGGCCAGGCGGAGCATCAGGCTGTGCTCGGCCGGATCCAGTGTGGCCTGTCCCGACAGGCTGGAGATGCGCTTCCAGCCGCGCTCCTCCTCCAGCAGATCCTGGATGCCGTCCCACTGCCCTTCCAGCGCGCGCGCGTACAGGCGCTCCACGCGGTCAACCGGCGCGCCCTCAGGCTCCACGGCGCGCGCCGGCCACGGCCATCTCAGGATGTCCCTCAGTGCCATGCGTCTTTGTCCGTTGCGGCGTACCAGCCGCGCTCCTCCACGGTTCTGGATGCCGGCGGGCGCAGCCGGGCAAGCGCGGCCCAGGCCGTGCTCACCGCGTCCACCTGGTCATCGTGCTGCCCTTGCGGGAACGCCACCAGCTCCGCGATAAACTCCTGGTTCCAGGATGCGCGCACGAGATGGATCGGCCTGCCGCTCCAGGCAAGCGCCCGGGCCACCTTGTCCCTGTCTGCCTCAATACCGCGGATGGCCAGGGCGTTGAAGCGCGGGTCGGCGCGCAGCTGCTGCACCGCGGCCAGCTGGAAACCGGCCCGCTCAATGGCCCAGACGGTTCCGGGCTCGAGCTGCGCCAGAGCCGCCATGTCCCGCACCGTCTCCGGCCAGGACTGGCGGCGCCGGTAGATGTCGAGCACCCAGAGCCGGTTCTCCCCGTCAATGCCGCACAGTGCCCCGACGGTCCAGTCGGCCGTAGTCCGGCTGGATGCCGCAAGGTCCCAGCCCCGGGCCAGGCGCAGATGCGCCGGGGCGCGGTCCTCGATGCGGACATCCGCCAGGCGGAAGACGCTGCCCTCGGGCGGGGCGGGCCGCCCCTGATACAGCGCCTCCCAGTCGCGCGGGCCGACGTTTGCCCTGATCCGCTCCAGCTCTTCCAGTGGATAACGCTCCGGCCAGAGCGGGCGGCCATTCCCATCGATGGCGGGCATGTGGACGATCGTCCACTCATCCGCCCGGGCGTCCGTGCCCTGTGCCGCAAGCAGCCGCCCGCTCAGGTCGTCCTCGTGCCATCGCGTCTGGATCAAAACGATTGCTCCGTTCTCCTCCAGCCGGGTGTAGGCTGTGCTCGTGTACCAGTCCCAGACGCTCTGCCGTATGGTCTGGCTGTCAGCCTCTTCCCTGTTCTTCAGGGGGTCATCGATGATCAGCAGGTTCGCCCCGTGCCCGGTCAAAGGCCCGCCCACGCCGGCGGCCTTCAGTCCTCCTCTGCGTCCGGCGATATCCCATGAATCCACGGCCCGGCTGTCCGGGCACAGCCCGATTCCCGGGAAGACGCACCGGAACTGCGGCCCCTCGATCGTCGCCCGCACGAAGCGGGAGAAGCGCTGCGCCAGGTCCGCCCCGTAGGCAGCCAGCACGACGCGCCGGTCCGGGTTCCGGCCCAGGTACCAGGCCGGGAAACGGATGCTCGCCAGCTCGCTCTTGCCGTGCCGCGGGGGCATCCAGACCATCAGGCGGCGGATCTCCCCGCGCTCCACGGCCTCGAGCGCCTCGGCCAGGCGCGCCAGATGCGGCGCGGGCCGGTAGCCCGGCAGCGTCACGCAGGCAAACGGGATCAGTCTTTCGCGGGCGAGGGCGAGCACCGCCCGCCGTGCGTCACTGAGCTTGCGTTCCGGGCTCCGCTTCGCGCTGCTCGAGCCAGCGCGCCACCGCGATGATGCTGCCGGTATCGATGGCATGTGCTATGTCAACCGGGCCGCCCTCCGGTCCGGAAACCTCGATGCGTTGACGGCCCAGGTTGCCCCATACCTCGGGCCGTTTCGCCTGCAGCCACCGCAGGGGGTCGCGCTCGTAGACCGCCTGCTCCGCACTTTTCACCGCCCAGGCGTCGGCCTCATGGACCCGGGCGCGAAAGTCTGCGTATCTGGCCATCCAGCGGCGCAGGGTGCTCTCGGCGATGCCGGCTGCGCCGGCCGCCTCCTCGCGCGAGGACCCGCGCCGGATGTCCGCGATGATGCGGTCCGCAATCTCGGGGTTGTATTTCGTCGGCCGTCCGCGTGGCATGTCCGTTGCGTTTCAATCCCTGCCGGCATGACGGCCGGCGCAACAAGAAAAAGGGCCCACCGGAGGAGGCGGGCCCTCAGAGAAGGGAGAAAGGAGAGTGTTCGGTCTGGTCCGCTCTGCTTGCTGCCTGTATATGTACTCGCTGCAAAAATGTCTGACACGCTTACCGTTCGGCAAGCAGCATCAAAATTTCCCAGAGATTTTCCGTCGGCAGGGCCGCCAGACGCTGGCGGCGCAGGTCAGCGGTCAGGGTCAGCAGAAAGTTCACATAGTCGCCCGCGTCCGCGTCCCAGGACCCGGACGTCATGCCGTCTAACGCCGCGGCGAATTGGAATGCCTGGTCCGGATCCTGCACGCGGTAGGCCAGGGCCCGGATGATCTCTCCCCAGGAAGAGCCCGGGAACCGGGCGCGGTCTCCGGCTCTGCGGGCCGCCTCGAGCCGCGCGTAGATGTCAGCGAGCAGCGCCGCGCGCTCTGACGCCAAGGGATTCCTCCAGAATGGCCCGCGCCTCCGAAGATACGGTTGTGCCCCGGCTGGCGGCTGCTTGCGCCAGGGCGGACAGCACCTCCCCCGATAGGCGGATGGTCAGGCGGGAGTCCATCGGGTGAGTCCGGGGGCGCGCTCGCTCCGCCAGGCGCGGGTCCTGCCTGCGCAGCCGCCTGAGCTCATCCCGCACGTCGCACCAGGCCCGCCGGAGGATGTAGCGGCGCAGGAGCGGCTCCGGCAGGTGGCCGTGCTCCCTGAGCTCCTGCGCCACGGCGAGGCGCGCCACCTGCGCCAGGTCGTCCGCGTGCCCGGTCCACCCGTAGCGCGCCCGTATGGCACGCTCCAGGTAGTCTGCCAGGTGTGCGGCAAACTCAGGGTTTCCGGGCTGCCTCGAGCTTTCGAGCGAACTCCTCACGCTCGGCCTTCTCCGCCTCGTCAATCAGGGCCAGGGCGCGCGTCGCATCCAGCCCGATGGCCTCCAGGAAGTGCGCCATTGCCGCTATCATCTGCGGCGATGGCCTGGTGCGCGGCTCCGGCGGCGGTCCTGCCGCAGCGCGCCGGCTGTTCAGAATCCCCCGCCAGCGGGAGAGACATTCGCGCGAGCAGGTCCTCCGGTAGCGCGGCGCCGGTGAACCGCAGACCGGGCACGTACCGCCCACATTATGAATGCCCGAACGGGTCATCGCCTCCTCCTTCGTCCCGTGCTCCGGGCCGGTCGAGGGCTTGAAGGGTGTCGGCCACAACCTCTGCGACGCGCCTCTTGCCCCCGTCCTGTCCCACCCATTCCCGGACCTGCAGGCGCCCTTCCACGGCGACGAGCCGGCCTTTCGACAGGTAGTTCGCGGCGAACTCTGCCGTCTGGCGCCAGCAGACGGCATCGATGAAATCGGTCTGGCGTCCGGAGCCTTTATCCGTTCCGGGCCGCTCCACGGCCAGCCCCAGCGTGGCCACGGGCGTCCCCTGTGGCGTGTAGCGCAGCTCCGGATCGCGCGTCAGCCGGCCAATAAGAATGATCCTGTTCAGCATTGCTTCCACCTCAGGCGCCCGCGCGCCAGCGCGGCGTGCCGCACTGCGGGCAGAGCCGCGGCGGCCGAGGCTCCCGTCCCAGGCGCCGGCGCGGCTGCCAGGAATGCCCGCACGCCTGGCAGGTGAAGACCGGCCGCGGCAGACGGGACATCGAGGTTCTTATCCGCCCCACGGGGAGGCGGTATCCCGCCGCATACAACGCGGCGGCCTCATCCGGGGTTGCCTCCACCAGGGTCCACTCGTTCTGTGGGCCCGGCGGCACGATGTTGTTAGTCAAAGACGATTTGACCCTGAGGTTGCCGTCCTCGTCCCAGTATGCCGGCCCACCACGGGCCGACGGGATGTGGATAATTTTCATCGTTCTATCTCCCGCACCAACCCCTCCGCTTTGGCCTCCTGTGTCTCGTTCCGGCCGGGACGGTCAGCGCGGGGTTGTTTGTTTTCGCCTGCGTTAATCATGGCCCGGTGTGGATCGCTTGTTAAGCGCTGCGATTATTACAGTGCCGCCGGCGGCTCCATGTTCAACGCAGCCAGGATTACCCGCCATGCCCCGGTTCAGCACTCCCCCCCCCTTCTCCATCGGCATGACCACACACAGGTAGTCATCCTGCCCCTCCGGCCTCAGGACGGCCGGCGAATTGGGCTCGTTCAGATCGAATGCCACTTCGTCCGTCTCAATGACGCTCAGCGCGTCCAGCAGGTAGCCGCAGTTGAAGGCGATCTCGAGGTCGTCCCCCTCCCGGACCGCGTCCACCTCATCGTAGGCCTCCCCGACGTCCCCGGCGCGGGCGGAGATGGCCACCTTCTCGCCCCGCGTGCGAAGCACCACCCTCTGCATGTCCTGCCGAGCCACGATCCCCGCCCGGCGAAGGGCTCCGGTCAGCGGCTCCGTGGGGATGACCCACCTCCTGTCAAGGTCCGTGGGGATCACGCGCTTGTAGTCGGGGAACTGCCCCTCGATGAGCGCCGCCACCAGAGAGGCTTCCGGCAGGCGGAACATGATCTGGCGCTCGGAGATGTGGACGCGGACACCTCCCTGACCCGGCATGATCTTGAGCAGCTCGAGCAGCGCGTGCTGCGGGACCACAACGCGGGCCTGTCCGCTGCCCGCGGGCACCATCCGGGTGTCCACGGCCAGACGGAATGTGTCGGTGGCGGCCAGCTCCAGGGTGTGGCCCACGAGGTTGAACAAGACGCCCTGCAGAATGGTGCGCAGTTCGTCCGTGGAGCAGGCGAACACCGTCCGCCTCAGGGCGGCCCGCAGGTGCCCGGCGTCCATCTCGAACCAGACATCATGCGGCACTTCCGGGAGGTCCGGGAATTCGTCCGGCGGAAGCCCCACAAGGTTAAACTCGGCGGGCGGAGACGAGAGCCGGATGAGGCTCCCGTCCTGCTCTAACGCCACGCTCCCGTCCGGGAGCAAGCCCGCAATCTCCGCCGCCACGGACGCGGGCAGAGTCACCTCTCCCGGGGTCAGGACCTGAGCCGGGATGACGGTGGAAATGACGGTCTGAAGATCCGTTCCGGAGATGCGGATGGCGGTCTCCTCGCTCGACAGGAGAACGTGCCTGAGTATGGGCAGAGAAGTGCGGCCGCCGATCGCGTGCGATGCGATGCGGATGCCTTCGAGCAGGTTTTTCTTCGTCACTATGGCTTTCATGTTTTCTCCTTCCTTGAGTCCGGTTGACTCACACTGTCTTCGTTCAGTGAGCGCAGATAGCCGGCGGCCTGGTGGCGCGCCAGCTCGCGCAGTGCAGGTGGGCCTTCCTCCAGCTCATGCAGCCAGCGCTCGATGGCCTTGCGGGGTTCGGAATACGTCACGCCTTTCAGCCGCACCACCGGCGGGCCTTCCGGGAGCTCCAGCAGAGCGCGCAGGCGGGTCTTCAGGCTGGCATCGTCGCCGGCCTCAGTGGTGTTTTGCGGGGTGCCGGTGGCGGAGTCCGGCGGCGGTCCGGCCGGCATGGCGGGAGGCTCCTCGCCACTTGACGGCTCGGCCGCCTCTTCGGGGCTGCTACGGGTGTAACGGATTCGAGGCTTTTTTTGAAAAGTTTTCCCTATATATATACGCGCGCGCGACTTTTCTAAAAAAGGGGTCGAATCCGTAGCACCCGTAGCAGCCTGGCAATCTTCTCCAGATTTTTCTTCCATTGCTACGGATGCTACAGATTTTGTGGAACCCCCCCCTCGTTCTTCTTCTGCAGGCGGCGTGCCGGAGTAAAACGTAGCATCCGTAGCATCCGTAACACCTACACTTTCCCCCGCCGGGCCCGCCAGGAGGCCGACCCCAATGTAGATTCTTGTGTTGCGGCCCTGCACGCGCCGCACCTCGATCGCTATCCCCCTGTCCCTGAGCTTGCGCGCGAACGCCTTATGTGAAAGAGATTCCCCTCCGGTGTTCTCGTTGCACCAGGCCTGATAGGCTGCGTATAGCTCGCCGCCAGGCGCCTGATGTCCGGGCCCTAGGACGCAGCAGTCATCCAGAAACGCCGCGAGGATGTCTTCCTCCGTGCGGTACCCCTCCGTTGCCGCCCGTACGCAGTCCGGCATGGGGATCCGCTTCAGGCTGGCAGCCTTCCGGGCGCCCTCGAGCAGCCAGCGCAGGATACCCGGGGCCTCCTCCTTCAGGCGGTCCGCAAGGTCCGGGTCGCGTCTGTGCTCCGGTATGGTGACCTCGAAGGGAACGAGTGCCAGCCGCCGCCACATCCCCTCGCCGGTTTCCGGGATGACCGGGCGGGTGTTGGACGTGATGACCGGGGTCAGCCCAAGCCGGGCGCTGCGGTAATCCTCGTACAGCCCGCGGACCTGGATCGGCTCCTCCGAGAGCAGGTCCTTGATGCCCGTGCTGCTCAGCACAGCGCCCTCCATCAGCTCCTCCAGCAGTCCCAGGCGCAGGCCTTCACAGGCGGCCAGCGCCACCCGCGCGGCATCCTGCTGCTGTCTGCGGCACGCCAGCGCGTCCCGCGGAATCGGCCCTGCGTAATCTCCCAGGACGTTCCGCACCACCGACAGCAGCGTGCTTTTTCCGTTGGCGCCCGTGCCGTAGAAGATGCCAGCCTGGCGCTCGACGTGCCTGCCCAGCAGTGCCGCTCCGAAAAACATCTGGAGAAAGCCGGTCAGTCCTTCCTGCGGCAGGATCTCCTGCAGGAAGGCCAGGAAGCGCGGGCACTCAGCGCGTTCGTCGAAAGCTGCGCCCGTCATGCGGGTCATCCAGTCCTCCGGCCGGGCCGGACGCTTCTTCAGAGTCCGCAGGTCCAGAACGCCAGACGGCGTGTTCAGCAGGAATGGGGCCCTGTCGAAGGCGGCGGAGTTGGCGCTGATGTCCGGTTCGCCCTTCACGAGCTCGAGCGCCTCTCTGTAGTAACGGCCGCTTTCGAGCTCCCACAGGCGCGCAGCGGCCCATTTTCTTTGCCCGGCGCTTTCAGCGGCCGCGGCGGCCTCCAGGTAGCGCAGCCGCAGCCCCTCATAGGCTTCCGCGCGGACCGCCTCCTCGGCAACATGTTCCCAGCGGCCGCCTCCCTGTCCGGTTTCGCTCCAGCGGTACCACCTCCTGCGCGTGGGACACCAGACGAGCCTGCCGGAGAACAGCTCCCGCAGTGCATCCCTGTGGGCGCTCAGGCGGTCTCCCCTGTCCATGGCAGTGTTTTCCCGCGGCCGGTCGCCACCCTGCCATTTGGCGCTGTCTTCTGGCTCCGCTTCGACGTAGCCCTGCGATGCCAGGGTGCTGGCCGCGGAGGCGAAGTCGCCGCCATGCTCCAGCAGGGCGTAGACGGTGAAGGGCGTGTAGCCCTTTCCGGCCTCGAAGGGCGGGGCGTTTGAGGAGAAGACATACAGTATCCGGCGCCCGTCCCTGCCGAAGGTGGCGCTAATGCCATCACGCGGATCCTTGCCAGGCCGGGTCAGATAGACGGCCCCGCCGGGTCCCCGCCGCTCGTGGACGGTCCAGCCGTGGCTCTCAAGCAGCGAGAGCACATCCCCCCACTCGTTGTAGACGTCCCCGGGCCGGGAGCCGCCAGGTTCCGATGCGCTTCGGCCGGGAGCGTCCACAACCTCCCGCGGCTCCAGCTCCTCC